AATTAACACAAGTGTAATATTTACATATATAACAAAAACAAGAGTAAATCTTTACATAAGCAATACAATAAGATAAGAAAATTAAAAAAACTATATATATATAGTCACAAATAGATATAACTAAAAGTAAATAAAATAAAAAATGGTTAAAAAATACGAATTTCCAAATGAAAGCAAAGCCAATGAATACATTCGCGATTTAGGCGTCGCAAAAGATGAGGACGGCAATGAATATCCAACACATAAAAACGCAATTGTAAAATTGGGAAATATTGTTGTAACGCCTGGCGAATATGACGAAGAAGGCAACGAAATCAAAGCGCCGATTTTATCGGACAAATATTCCGTTGACGTTTTTTGGCGTGATAGCGTTCGACCAATTGATCCGGAAACAGAAGAAGAGGGTTCTTTACCTTTGGACGCGTGGACCAATTACGAAATTGTTTTGGACAACGAAGGCGTTCATTCGTTTTATGGCGTTAAATATATACAAGAATAGTAAAATATTTATTTCGTATATTTACAAAAAATTTAATAAACTTTAAAATATAAAAATATGGCTACAACGGGAGTTTTTAACGGAACAAATTTAATTTTAACAATTGAGGGCGACACAGTTGGACACACAACAAGTTGTTCAATGTCTTTGTCAATGGACACACCGGAAGCAACAACAAAAGATTCAAACGGATTTTCTGAATATATCGGCGGCGTAAAAGGCGGCGAAATATCATTTGAGGGTTTAGTTGCTTATGACGATACTGCAAACGCAATTGAATTCGCTGATTATCTTTTGGCGCGTACACAATTAACTTGTGTATTTGGAACGGCCGAAACCGGCGACGCGGTTTATACTGCCGAAGGGTTTTTGTCAAGTGTTGAAATGTCCGCGGAAATGGAAGCGGCCGTCACTTATTCCGGTTCAATTACAATCACCGGCGCAATTACTAAATCAACAAACTAAAATTTTAAAAGTTTATTATTTTGGCCGCCGTCATTTTTTGGCGGTGGCTTTTTTTATTTATTAACGACAAACAAATATTAAAATGGCAAACAAACACAAAGGTTACATCGACATTGAAGTCGGTGGCAAAAAACGAACCCTTCATTTTTCAATGAATTTTTGGTCTGAATTTACGGAACAATTGGGCGTTCCATTACACGAAATTGGCGACGTATTTACAAAAGGAATTTCAATCAAAGGTTTGCGCGCGTTGGTTTACGCCGGTATTTTAGCAAACGACCAGGAACAAGGCAACCAAATTGACTACAATATTTTCAAGGTTGGGACGTGGCTCGACGATTTAGAACCGGACAAAATAAACGCCATTGTTGAAACAATGTTGGAATCTAAAATTTTGGGCAATTCATTAAGCGGTGACACAAAACAAGTGGGAAAGCCGCAGCCGTCAAAGAAATAACATTCCAAAGTTTAACCGATTATTATGTTGGTTTAGTAGGCGTACATCCAAACGATTTTTGGCGGCAAACGTGGCGTGAAAACGCGCTATTGGCGGAAAATTACCATAACAATATAAATTTGAATTGGGAACAAACGCGTTATTTGGCGGCAATGATTCACAATGTAAATTGTCAAAAGAAATCGCAAATGATAAAACCCGAACAATTGTTTGAATTGCCGGTTGATAAAAAACGTAAAAAAGAACGCGACAAACCAAAGTCAACGCGTGAACAAATGGAAGCGTTTAAGTTAAAAGCCGAATCAATGACAAAGAAAACGACGCTAAAATAAAAGCGTCTTTTTTTTTGTATTTTTGTTTAAAATATTCTTTATGGCCGAATCAAATTTAAAAGTTAATATTACCGGCGATTCGTCGAAATTAAAAAACGCTTTAAGTTCCGCAAATTCACAAATGAATGCGTTCGGAAAAAAAATGCAAAGCGTTGGGAGTTCTATGTCTACACAATTGACTTTGCCAATAGTTGCTGCGGGTGTGGCCGCTACAAAATTGGCATTGGATTTTGACAAGTCAATGACGCAAATTGAATCATTGGTTGGTGTTGCTGCGGACGAAGTTGCAAAAATGGGTGAAGCCGCAAAAACAATGGCAACAGAAACCGGAAAAGGCGCAAATGAAGCCGGCGAAGCGTTGTTTTTTATTACGTCGGCCGGTTTAAGAGGTTCGGAAGCAATGGACGTTTTAAACGCGTCTTTAAAAGCGTCGGCCGTTGGTTTAGGCGAAACAAAGACAATTGCCGATTTAGCAACGTCAGCGATGAACGCCTACGGCTCGCAAAATTTAAGCGCAACCGCTGCAACAGATGTTTTGACGTCGGCGGTTCGTTTAGGTAAATTAGAAGCGTCGGAATTAGCCGGCGCAATGGGCGGGGTTATTCCTATCGCATCAAATATGGGTGTTGGGTTTGATCAAGTCGGCGCGGCATTGGCAGCAATGTCAAAGACGGGAACAAACGCGGCAAATGGTGCAACACAATTAAACGCCATTTTAACGGCAATCGCGACACCAACGGCACAAGCCGAAGACGCGTTCAATAAAATGGGTTTTACAACGGATTCATTAAAAGAAACATTAGCCGAAAAAGGTTTAATGGGAACGTTGTCAATGTTAAAACAAGGTTTGGACGCGACCGGTCAAGAATTTACAGACATTGCGCCAAATGTTAGGGCATGGAAAGGGGTTTTAGATTTAACCGGCGCGTCAATGAATGACAATATCGCATTGTTTGACGAAATGACAAGGGCAACCGGTGCAACAGATGAAGCGTTTCAAAAAACGTCACAATCGGCGTCATTTCAATTTACAAAAGGAATGGCAACAATGAAAAATTCATTAATGGAAATCGGACAAATAATTTTACCGGCAGTTGTTAAAGGGGTTTCAAAATTGTCAAATTTTATTAAAGGTTTAGCGGATTCATTTAAAAATTTATCGCCACAAACGCAAAAAATCATTTTATCATTAACCGGTATTTTAGCGGCGGCCGGTCCGATGCTTATAATATTCGGTAAAATAATGACGGGCCTTTCGGCGTTAGGTCCAATTTTAGGAATTGCGGCAACCGGATTTAGAGTTCTAACAATGGCAATGGCTGCAAACCCTATTATTGCAATTGCGGGCGCGATTGCGTTGGTTGTTACTGCCTTAAATAGTTATACAAAGGCACAAAAAGAAGCGACCGCCGCGTCTGTTGCGGAAATGGATTCAAAAGGAATTGACGACCGTTTAAAAGCAGCGCAAGAGGAATTGGCGTATTTAGATACATTAGAGGGAAAACGCCGTTATTCATTAAGTGCGCAAAAAGCAAGGAATGAACGTTTAACAAACGAAATTGCTTTATTAAAAGAACGTAAATCAGTTATAAAAGAACAAGCGCAACTTGAATCAAAAGACGTTGAAACCGCAACAACAGACGCCGGCGTTGGAACCGAACCAATTACCGTTGATATTACGCCGGTTGTAAATCCGGAAGATGCGCAAGCGGCTGCGGACAAATTGAAACAATTACAAAGTCAAATAAATGAGGCATTAGTTACAAACGACCGCGAAGCATACCAAAAAAGGCGTGCCGACGCAAAATCATATTATGACGCATTAATTAATGACGAAAGCACAACGGCGGACCAACGTATTGCATTAGAAAACGCCAAACTAGCTAAATTGTCTGAATTAGAAAATCAAGAATTAGAACGTTTTAAACAAAAAGGCGAAGAAAAAAGACAAGAAGAACGCAACCAACAACAACAATTGTTGGATTTAAAACAACAAATAGCAGACGCAACAAACGCAAGTGAAGAAGAACAAAAGGCATTAGAAATTCAACGAATACAAGCTAAATTTGACGAATTGCGACGTTTGGCGGCCGAACATCAAATATTAACCGCTGAACAACAAGCGCTATTCGACGAAGCGCAAGCCGAAGCAGAAACGGCCGTTTATGAACAAAAGAAAGTTCGTTTTATGGATTTTATGATGTCAATGCAAACGGCAACAGAATTGGCACAAAAAATTGGAAAACAAGTTGACGCATCATTTGGCGCAATAGGCAATTCAATCACAAACGCGTTTGGTGGTGCGCAATCAGCAATGGGCGCATTTGTTGGAACATTAGCAAAAGACGCGCTTAATATAGTCGGCCACAATTTAAAAGTGGCTATGTCAAACGGAATCACCGGTGCAACAGAAACCGCAAAAAGTTTCGGTCCGGCTGCGGCCTTTGTTTTACCCGCATTGATTGCCGGCGCAACCGCTTTAATAAGTGGGAGTTTCTCAAAGTTTGCCGACGGCGGTATTGTCAGCGGTCCAACAATGGGATTGGTTGGTGAATATCCAGGTGCGCGGTCAAATCCGGAAGTCATAGCGCCATTGAATAAATTACAAGGAATGATTGGTGGCGGTGGTAGCGGCGGAAACGTAAACGTGACCGGTTCAGTTCGCGTTGAAGGTCAAGACTTATTAATAGCAATTGAACGCGCCAACGAAACGGCCGGTCGAATATATTAAAATAAAATTATGGCGTACGGGGTTAAATACCGATTAATATTTTCCGATGTTTTAGGTAACGGAAAAAAAGTTGAAATATTAAAAAAAGATTATACCGGTGACGTATTGCCAATGATAGGTAGCGCAAATCCCGTTCAAATTTCGTGGCAATCGTCCGATAATTTTTATAACCCAATTATAGGATCAAAATGTAAATTGTCTTTGTTTGTTACGGATACAATCCAATATGACGATTTTTATAAGTTTGATGAACGCGAATACAAGGTTGTTGTTTCATACGCAAAAAGTCAAGGCGAAATATACGCGGACCGCGTCGAAGCCGACGGCGGAACGGTTGAATCGTTTGAATGTGTGGACAACGTTTTAAATAATTTTGAAACCATTTCAACATATTATAAAAACCGCGTAATTAACGACGGCGGACAAGTTGAATCATTGTCGTGCGTCGCGGACGCCATAACCGACAATAATTTTTACATATGGAATGCGTATTGGTCCGGATTTTTAGTAGTTGACAGATTTATTGAAACTTTACAAGACAAGCCGTTTAATGTTTCATTTAATGCGTTTGATGGTTTAGGCACATTGGATAATTTTCAAGCGCCAATAAAAACAGATTATTCACCGCCTGGCAATATTTCCGCGTATTCAGATGCGGAAAGAATTTCGTTAATTCTTTCTAATTTAGATTTAGATTTGGATTTATGTTTTATTAACGATATAAGTCAACCAAAAATTTTCGGGAACCCAACAAATAAATATTTTCCAAATACGGTTTCAATTTTTCCCGGTTTTGATGAACAAATTGACGGTTATGAAATAGCAACGGCAAAAGTTCAATTGGAAAATTTATTGCGTACATATAACATGCGAGTTTATCAATCAAACAATAAATGGTACATTGTTGAGGCGACAAATGTTTTTGATGTCGATGTGAAAAATAGTATTTACAATGAATTACAATCAACCGGTGTTGTTCCTACAAATATAAGGTCAAAAATAACAAACGCCTTATTAAC